GGCATCGGCTTGGCACACCCATGGCCGGATTGCAGACCATGGAGGCAATGCTCCAGGCCGCAGAAGCAGACTTTGATGTTATTCTCACCCGCGTAGCAGCCGTTGATGACGAAGGTAATTTGATTCGCAATGCAGACGGAAGCGTTTTGATGATTGAAGACAGCAGAGCAACAGTTCGTCAGAATACTGATGGCTCTTTTAATCCCCTGGCAACAGTCGGCACGCGTTATGAGGTGCGTCAGAATCGCGAAGTCCTAGAGCGCGCACTCGCTATCGTCGGCGCATCAAGCGGTGATGCAGTAATGGATACCGTTGGTGTTCTAAAGAATGGTGCACGATTCTTTGCAACTGTTGAACTGGGCGGAATCGTTATTGACCCACAGGGTGTTAATGACAAGATTGCTCGCTATCTAGTCGTAAGTTCGGGACACGACGGCGTATGGCCGATTCGCTATGCAAATACTGACATTCGCGCTGTGTGTAGTAATACCGTGGTTCTCGGCTTACAGAAAGCGGAGAGGGTGTTCGTAGCAAGACACACAAGAAATGTTGATGCCACAATTGAAGATGCACGCAATGTACTGAAGCTTTCATCCACGTGGGGACGCGAGTTTTCCATAGAGGCAGAGAGAATGCTGGGCATCCCAGTTCCTATGGGTTCAAAGAAACTCGATGACGTTATAAACACAGTTTTCCCTCAAGCGGCCAAAGAAACGGAGCGCCAGAGAAAAACACGCGACTCCATTCACGAAACGATTCGCTCTATTTACATAAACGACCGAAACGCTGCCAAGTTCGGATTTAATGCCTGGTCGACGTACAACGCTGTTGTCGAGTACTTGGATTTCTATCGTTCTGTAGACAATGCTTCAAGTGCAGTTGCGTCAATGGATGACACATCAGCAATTACGCAAAAGAAGTTGCTCGCACATCGCGTGGTGATATCCTAGTTGGATGGCATCCAATGATGATTACTCAGAGTGGGACGAAGAAGACATAGCAGGGCTTGACGATGAGTCCTATGAACGAGATGGGGACGAAGATTCACCAATGTCCGAGTTGCAAAAAAGCATGTTTGAGAGTCGCGTTATTGGCACATTCGTAAGAAATGCATATGAGTTCGGTGGGACCAATACATTGCTTGAGGTCTTATCGTGTGTTGAGCGCAAGATGGGCTGGCGAACTGAAATAATCGCCGACAAGAACGCTCTCGACGACTACATGTTTTATCGTCATGAAACATTCGATGAGGAGATATGGTCTTACTACGCGAACTCTGACCAGTACTCGGAGTTGATACACAAAGTTGCTTTTCTATCAGAACATGCAATGAGTGATTTCGTGGAGCTTTATTCTAAGTCTGGAAGCCCGAAGAAGACATTCCGCAAACAACTGCGCAACATCGCTTGGAAGGTTTTCAAGAAACTGTCTCAATAGGTTGACATGTCTTTCCCTTGGGGTTAGGATACCTAAACGCATCCAAGGGGGAGTATGACAACAGACCGCAAGACACTGATTAATCTGGTCAACAGCAATTGGCAACTGCCAGAGCCACTCGATGTTCCAGTATTTAAGAATGCAGCGTGTGCTGGTTTGCCAACAGAGTGGTGGTTTCCTGAAAAGGATGGTGGCGCGTCAATCCGCAACAACACCGCGAGGGCAATAGAAATTTGCAATTCATGCGACGAGAAGCGCAAGTGTGGTGACTTTGCAATAGATAATCCGAGCGTTCACGGTATATGGGGTGGGCTTTCCGTTAAACGACGCAGCAGGGCTCGCACGGCTATCCAACGAGCGCATTCGATGGAGCGAGCGCATATTCATCCTCCGTATTCGGAGATGCGCAAACAAATAGAATTAGGACCTCGTGGCCCTTTATCAATCTGAACCAGTAGCAAAACTACTTTCTCGTCTTAGCAATGTTCGAGAGGCCAACGGGCAGTGGATGGCGGCATGTCCTTGCAGAAACGATGACGATACTCCCTCGCTTGCAGTAAAAGTTGGCAACGATGACGAAGCACTTGTTTATTGCCATAAGGGCCTCTGTGATGCACAAAAGATATTCGAATCGTGCGGTCTTGACCTGGTCGATGGATTTGCAAAAGACCGCGACGACTACGAGCGCAAGGAAAAACCAGCCAAGCCATTTAAAGCCGCTAGTGTTTCACCCGTGTCGGCGCCAAAACAGAAACGAAAGCTCGTCAAGACCTATCAGTACCATGATGAAGATGGAAACGTTCTGTATGAAAAACTTCGCTATCAAACCGACGATGGTAAGAAGTCATTCGCGCATCGACGTCCTGACCCTGATAATCCAGGCGAATACCTTTACAACCTAAACGACACCCGTAAGGTTCTGTATCGCCTTCCTGAGCTGTTAAAAGAAATTGCCAACAACGAAGATGTATGGCTTGTTGAGGGCGAAAAAGACGCTGACACAATGCTTGAGAAGTTCGGTATACCAGCAACAACCATGACCAACGGAGCGAACGCTTGGCAGCCTGACTACACGATGACCCTGGCTGCAGCTACTGCTGTTTGCATTATTGCCGATAATGACGACCCTGGCAAGCGACATGCGATTAGCGTTCGCGATGAAATCAATGCCGCCGGTGGCAATGCAACTGTATTCGTATCCAAGCACGCAAAAGATATATCCGACCACGTCGCCATGGGGCACGCCATTGACATGGAGACCATGTTCAAACTTGAGTCGTATGTAAGCGATGAGCCCGACAAGGAAGTGGTCCAAGAAGAAATTGAACTGTCGGATGAAGAAAAGAATGAGGCCAGTGAGGCAAAACCAGAGGACAAACTCCTGGAACAGATTCAAGAGATTGTCGCATCCGAGCGTTTGTCTTTGCAGCAGAAGCTCAGTCGAATTACGCATGCCGCAAGTAGCTTCACTACGGCCTCGTTTGAGGACTATGGGCGCACTGTTAACTGGCAGGAGTTCTTGCTTGAGGCAGAGGATGACTCTTACGAATGGATTATCCCAGGTTTGCTAGAGAAGCAAGAGCGCGTAATCGTTGTCGCCGCTGAGGGCGTAGGAAAGACGATGCTTGCGCGTCAAGTAGCAATAGCTTGTGCTGCCGGATTGCATCCATTTACATTCCAGCCAATGCCACCCGTGACGACGCTAACAATTGACCTAGAAAACCCTGCACGAATTATTCGTCGCACATCACGAACAATCATGGAGCAGTCAATTCGCCTGTCTCACGCCAAGACGGTTGACGCTCATCTACACATTCATCCTTCCGGTTTGGATTTGGCTTCAGCCAAGGACAGGGCGTTCGTTGAGCAACTCGTGGATAAAATCAAGCCAGGGCTAATTTGCCTTGGACCCTTGTACAAGGCGTATGTCGACAACGGCTCACTAACAAGCGAAGCTCTTGCTGTTGAGGTAGCAAAGTTCCTGGACCACATCCGCGACGTATACGGGTGCGCTCTATGGCTGGAACACCATGCGCCACTGGGTGCCACCAATTCAACACGTGAACTTCGTCCGTTTGGTTCTTCCGTATGGTCTCGTTGGCCGGAATTCGGTATCTCGATTACGCCAGACCCACTGAGTCCGGAAGGCTATGTTTATGATGTGAAGCATTTCCGTGGTGCCCGTGACAAGCGCGCATGGCCGACAAAGATGAAACGTAGCCTCCGCTTGCCATTTGAGGTTCTAGAATTTATGAAGGAGTAATAATGGCCACAGAAAAAAAGCCCTTAACGCGAGAATTCCTCGTAGAGAGGGATTTACGCATATTCAAGATGAGGCAAGCCGGTGTGGCTAGCAATGAGATTGCCAGAAGGTTTGGTATGACCACGTCTGCTGTAGGCGTGGCAATTCGTAGACAGCTAGAGAAGCTGAACAAGGAAGCCTTGATGGCTTACCCAGAAGTTCTCCGGATGGAGCTAGAGAGACTCGATGCATTGCAACAGTCGGTGTGGCCTTTAACGCAGTATCGAAAGGTGAAGGCCGACGATGGCACAGAGATACAGATTGAGCCAGACCTGAAGGCGGTTCAGACCATGCTTTCCATAATTGATAGACGTTCGCGCCTGCTTGGCATGGACCAAAACAACATCAACGTACAGATGGACGTGTCTGCAACTGCGCCAATTAGGGCAACCCTTGCTGGTGCCGTAGCAAACGACATCAAGACGCAGTTCTCCCCAGAAGCAGAAGCCCGTAAGTTGCTTGAGATAATGGGGAATAGCGGCGTGCTCACAAAAGAGTACGTAGACGGTATTCTCGGGCAAGCCAAAGACATACCTGCTGCTATTGATGCCGAACTGATTGAACTAGAATCTGGGGAATGATACATCCATCAATCAAGAAGCTGGCGATGTCTATCGACTCGCTGCTCCCACTCGAAGGCAACCCACGCAGAGGTGATGTCGACGCGATTGCGGCATCCTATTCAGAGTTTGGGCAGGTTAAGCCAATCGTTGTGAAAGACAACGAGGATGGCACGTACACAGTCATCGCCGGTAACCACCAGCTACAGGCCGCAAAGAAGCTTGGTTGGAATGAGATAGCTGCTGTTGTGTTGGATGGTGACGACCAGCGCGCTATAGCTTTTGCTCTTGCCGACAATAGAACCATGGAACTCGGGAATACCGACCAGGGTCAGGTAATCGATATGATTGCGGAGCTTGGAAACGAGTATTCGGCACTGCTGGACGACTTAAAGTGGGATGACTTTGAGATGGCCGCCATGACTGAGTGGCAAACCAAGAACAACGAAGAAGA